AGTATTTACAGATTCGTCCGCTATAACACGGAAGTCTGTAATACCACGTCTGCCCTTAATATCACGTAAGACTGGTTCGATAATATTTACAAACTCAGCTCTTGTAAATTCATCATTGAATTCAAAGAGTACGTTTTGAGCAGCTCTTTCGATTGCTCTTTCAAGCGTAATGAACAATCTTCGTACATTAATACGATCGAAAGCGGAAGGTCTTGAAAGACCTGTTTTATCACCAAATAATAGTATGCTTGATCGAGTCAAATCTGGTTGACCCGCAAAGTTAACAATTGGATTAACTCCAGCTTTGTAAAGTGTATCTCTTCTTGCTTTATTTGGATTAAAGCTTAAAGCTGTAATACCTAGCATTTGTCCTCGCCTTGTACCTGCAGGAGAAAACCATGGTGCAGCACTTCGATCAGTTTCTGCCATGATACCTGCAACAGAAGAGTTTGCTGGAATTTCAATAAACTTATCATTATATTTATCGTAAACTTTGAGATAGTTACCAGTCACAACATTGTAGCTTGATCTCGTAAAAGATCCAGAAGTTGTAGTTAAATTTGTTACAACACTAGCGTCACTATATACATTTACGATATCATTTCTAGCAGGGCCGGAAACAACTATACAATCTTTACGTGATTCAGCAATTGCAATTAAATCATTAACAATAGTTGTTTGATCAGCTCTTGATGACATTCCAGGTGCAATCAAGAAATCAATTTCAATAACTTCTTTGTCTTCAAATAAATCAAATGAGTTTAGATAATTACCAGCTGAAAGTGTGCCAGTATCTACACCTGAATCGAAAGCAAAGTTAACAGTTGCTGAAGTTTGAACTGCAGTTCCTAAGAAATCTTTAGAAGTTCCTGAAGTAATTGCTGTTCCTGCGCTACCAAAGTTTGTAAAATTAGAGTCAAAATCAACAAAGTGTACATATTTTGAGTTTTCATTAACTACGTCTTTAACGTATATGTTCGCTCCATCAGCCGTATTAACTGCATTATTTGCAACAGACATAAATGGATAAGTCTCAAGAACTGTACCTTTAGTTCCACTGAACTGGCCATTAACATCGACAACAGCAAGATGAACTTCGTCATTTGTTCCGTCATTTCTTGACGCAAAACTTGAAGTTCCTGGAGGTGCGTCAAATGAACCTTTGTATGTCCATCCATCAAATGCTGAATCGTTTATTGAAGGTGGACAAATTGAAACTCTCAATGAATTGCCCAATGATCCAGGGACTCTGGCCACAAAAGTATGACCGTCTGAATCAAGAGCAGCAAGTTGACTTTCAAAATTCGTTTTATTTTTAACCTGTGGAAGAGTATATGTTCCCACAGCATACGATGAAGTTTGACCGCTTGTAGAAACAGCGTTTTTAGCGTCAGAATCTACAATACGATTAATTTGTAGTGCGTTTGAGTAGCGTAAAAAATACGCTGCGTCGTGGTAGTCGATGCTGTGACTGTTATTTGGTGTACCAAAAACTTCAGATAATTCTTCTTCATTAGAAATAAGAGTTCTCTGATCAGCAGGACCCCACATAAATTTGCCTGAATAACAGCCAACTGAGGATTGAACATTAGGCACGCCGCCCGTAACATCAACCTCTTTAACAATTACCGCAGGACTTTGAGATGGTGTAAAAAGTGCCATTAGCTTACCTCACTCGGTTATTTATATGGTGCATAATACGATTGTTTTTCAATTTCATATGTATTTATAATAATTCATATTTTCATTAATATCCATATTCGTCTCGATCAAAGTCGACAAACCAATCAGGTTTACTATTTTCTTCATCTTCAATTGATTTGATCCAATCAGATCCATCATCTACCCAACCAAATGGAACAATATCAGCTTCAATTTCAGCCATCCTTTGTTTAAATAGCATTTCTTTTAGATTAATATCGGTCATGTCATTAAAAAATTGAGTCTGAGCAAAATAACCAAACATAACTAGATTCATAATTAAATCATCATTATTACCTTCTGATGCTTCATATGAATTACCTTTTGCAACAAATGTAGATATTTCGAGAATAGTTTGTTCATCATAAATTTTAAGTTTATTTGTTTCAATAAGATCTTTTAAGCCAGAACAACCTAATCTTTTAACTCTACGAGTCATAGCCTGACCGATAGCATTTGCCTTTACTGCAGATTCCATATGCACATTATCATATTCAAGTTCTTGATACAAACCGTTTGCTACTAAAGATCCTTGATCATTTGACTCAACAATAACGTATGCTTTATTGTACAATTTTGCATACTTATATATAATAGAAGGGAAGAGTAATGGAGAGATAGTATTGTTACGATAAACAGCTACCTGTTCAAACGGTTTTACGCTAATATCGATTAAAGTAAATGTAGAATAGTCCTGTCCTCTTCCCTTTCCAACATCTACACACATAATATATTCTTTACCTTTTTCTGGATCCGAATATACTAAACCATCACCTTGTTCAATATGCCTTTTAGGCTCTTTAGCTCTTAATTCCATAAGAGCTTCGGCACTAATTAGCGTATCACCTGTACCAAAAAATGTATTACCAAATTCTTGATCGAATTGTAGCTTTGACGTATTATTAATAGTTTGTTGTTTCCATACCTCATCCCGGCCTGGAACATCCCACCAATCTACTCTAAATGGAGTAAATTCATTAACTGATTGTACCGCACCTTCCCAAATCTTATAAAACATATTACCAATACCATTTGCCGTAGATGTGACAATGACTTTGGTATCTTTACCAGCAGATACAACAGGATATGTAGAAGTATAAAATTCTGCAGCTTTTTCTACGAATGCAAATTCATCAAGATAAAGTAAATTGATACTAAGGCCACGAATAGAAGAACCAGTGGTTGCAGCAGTAATAATTCGAGAATTATTACCAAACTCAAGTGAACCTTTGTTAAGGGCTTTAGTTCCTGCTTGTAAAAAGAACGGTAGGTTTTCAAGCATAAGCGTGATTCGAGAGAGCATTTCTCTTGCGGTTGACGCTTTGTTAGCGAGTATGGCCACAGTTTTTTCCGGATGAAACAGCGCATACCAGAGCAAGTAGGCACAAACCGATATGGATTTACCTGATTGTCTGCAAGCCAAAATAACATTAAACCTATGCTCATTGAATCTCTCAAACATTTCTCTTTGATAAGGATATAGAATAAATGGTACTAAACCCTCATCAAGTGAAATAACCTTTACATATTTTTCAGCGAAATATACAGGAGTATCCATACATTTCTTATATTCAAGAATCGATTCTTGGGTCCATTGTTCAGCAACACCATCGCGCTTAACATTAGGATTCCCTAGATACGTCTCCCGAGTCGCTCTTGCTTTCACCGCCTGTTCGTGTGACATCTATTAAATCGCCTTTTAGCAAACGTTGTACGTCTGCAGTTGAACCTAAGTAGAAATTATTTTGTGTATTATTTACTTCGGTTGTTTCATTCTTTTTCTCAAGTTCTTTTTTACCTTTATTTAATATCATTAAGCGGTCGTTTACATCGGATATATTTTTTATCATACCAGATAAAACTTCATATGCTCGAGGATGCTCAGATTCTCTAGCAACTTCAATCATATTTTCTAAAGCATTTTTGCCTTTTTCAATTAGCTCATAATATGTTTCGCGCGAATAATTATAATCATTTGCGGCTTTATCGCTATCACGAAGCGTCGGAGTCTGGTCCATAATCTGTCCTTGTAAATCCAAAATCGGAGTCGCCCAATATATTTAATGATATTGGATTCGGTAGAATTTGTATAGTCTGTAGCCTTAAATCTGAATCACTAAGGCCGGCGCCTATATCAAAAACTTTAGCTCTAACATCACGTACAATTTCACCAGCATTAACTGCGCCATAATATCTAATTCTCATATCAAAATCCATAGTATAGATTATTGTTCTACGAGCTCCAAGCTCTCCTTCAAAATCATCTTGAAAAGACAGGCCATTTAAAGCAATTGGTATATCTTCTAAAATATCTGGATAATCTGAAAATGGTTTAAGAGTTACAGAGTATTGTGGATTAAAGGTTGGTAAAATTTGCTCAACAATCTGTAAAGCATCGTCTTGAGTCTTTGTGTAAATATTTAATTGAAAAGAAATAATATATGGAACAGCCGTAAAAAATTTATTTCTATTATTCGCTGTTGTACCATAACGTGTAAAATTATTTACTTTCGATACTTGTCTAGTATTATCGTATGTCAATCCGGTAATTTCAAATGACATACGTGGAAGTTTGATTGCTACCTTTGTATTCTCTTGTAAATTTGGATTTTCACGTATACGATCTAAATATTTTGCTTTTGGTGCGTATGCCAATGGAACTTTTACCTGAGAAACAGATGCACCACTAGTTCTATTTTTATGAATAACGTACAAGTTATTAAACAGTTTACCAAAGATAGCAACTGCTCGTCTTGTTTTTTCGTGATAAAAATGTGTTCCAAACATTAACTTTTATATATTTTCTGTAAATGTGTTTCGAATTGTTCTACTTTATTCAATCGATCTGGCCAGAGAATATATTCCTTTTCTGGGTTTTTCTTTAAGTTATTCAACAATGGTACAATTGCATTATATAATTTATCTATCTTTTCTTGAGTATTCATTGCAGAAGCACCAAGAGTTTCTGCCTTTGAAGCAATTTTTTGAACTGCTTCTAATTCATTTTCGTCTACGGCTGTAAAACCAAAATCAAAAAAATCGTCACTCATTAGTCATTCCCCGCTGGATCGCCAAATGGATTTGATTCACTAAAATCTAAGAAATCATCACCAAATGATCCAAAATCTGTGTTTTGTTCATTTTCTGAAAGTTTATTTAATTCAGATATTGATTGAATTGTGTGTATATTACTTGCTGAGTCAACAGTAATTGAGCTATCAGCTTGGAATAGTTTAAATGTTGCATCAGATGAAGATAGATTCACAGCGTGAATTGTTCCATCTGAATCTGAATATTTAGCAACCTCGGCTGTAACTAATACTCCACTTTGATTCTGTGTTATAATATTACCTGAATATATTGGTTTTCTATTATTAATATCTGCACCTTGTATCTTAAGCAGATAAGTATACGCGTGATCTTTTTCAATGTCTTGAATTTCTTCGATGCCTGTATCAAAATCTTCACTATTATAATCAAATAATTGAGCACGGCATTTAAATACTGGAAGATTTGCTAATTGATAAAACGGCAGTTCGTGTTCTACATGAGTTATTTGAAACATAGACTTTGAAAGCGGTAAATATATTAGATCACCTTCACGCGGCCTTTCACTATTAATATCGTTGTCGCCACCTACAGTCTGATCCCATCTACGTCTTGATACAACAAATGTTGCTTCATCTCGAATTTCAACACCGAAACGAGTAAAAAGATCCCCTTCTCCATCAAAACCTTCGATGTTATCAATATACATTTCTATTTTATAGCTTGAATTATATCGCGCTGGGATTTCATCACCAAAAATTCTGTCCTCGAACACAGTATCACGAGGAAGATAATAGACGTCTTGCCCATAAATTTTAAGAGACTCGATGACAATGTCTTCGTAGAGATTCTGTTCAGATCTTACATTATCCCTTATGTAGTAATTTCGGGCCATATTATCATCCTATAAAAAAGTCTGCCGGCATTTCGTGTTCGAGTCTAATCCTTTCTCTAAGGTCTTGAATTTCACCTGTTGCATCATCATAAAGTTGTCGACCATTTATAATAACACCGCCAGGTAATTGCATTCCTTCAAACTTAATTAAATTCATTCCCCATTGTTGTTTAATTAAAGCTGTAGTATATTCTTTTAACCACATATCATTATAAATCGCAGTAAAAGAATCGGCGGCAATAGTACTGTAATATTCATAAACAATGTAATCACCAACTTTAATGTCTAAGTCTTCAATATGCCCAAAAATGTAAATTCTATTTTGTTTACGAGCAAAATCAACCATGGAATGGCCATTTAATGTCATATCGAGTAAAGACAAATATTGTTGAATTTGTTCATAATATGCAATATCACCAGCAAACTGAGACATATCAGTTAATTCGGACAAATGCATTTGATATCGTAAATTAAAAATATTTTTCGATGCGGTTGCACTCGAAATAAATGGAAATACACGAGTCACAAACTGAACTTCGGAAGCGGTCGTAATATATTTATTTGTAATATCATCAGCAGTTAACTCATGAGACACATATGCGCGATAAGTAGCATCAGAATGAAATTCTTGATAATACTGTATCGCTTCATCAACTCTATCTTCAAGTTGATCCTCATCGACGTTTACCTCAATAACAGGCTCGCCAAGTCGTCGCTTACAATAATCAATAAGAGTATCTCTTGAGTTAGGATTAGCCATTAGCTACCTGCTCCAATAATAGTTTTTAGTGTTGATCCAGCTGTATTTTTAAGTAACAAAGTTGATGCAGAAGCTAATTCATTACTCGAAACGGCACCCGCAGCAATTGTCGTACTGAGAGCTACTGCGCCTGTACCATCAAAGTTAACACCAGATGCAGTAACATCACCAGTAAGTGAGAAAGCCCGGGCTGTCGCTAATGCAGTTGCAGTCGCAGCATTACCAGAAGTGTTTTGATTACCAGCTGTATTAACGCCTGGAAGGTTAATATCTCCAGTACCATTAAATGATACGCCACCAATATTTCTTGCAGTTTCTAAGGCGGTAGCAGTTGCCGCATTACCAGTTGTTGATCCTGATGAACCTGTTACGTTACCAGTCACATTACCTTCGATATTTGCAATTAGCGTACCAGTTGTAACTGTAAGATTTCCAGTATCTGCACCAGTATTCGTAGTTGTACCAACTTTAAATTTATCTTCTGACTCGTCCCATATAATTGCAGCATTGTTACCAGTTGAACCACGCTCCATAATGAAACCTAGGTCGTTAGCATTTGAAGTTGCACCAGTATTTAATTCTATTAAAGGATCAGCAACTAAACTATTTGTTGAATTAACAGTTGTAGTAGTTCCATTAACTGTGAGGTTACCACCAATTATTGCGTTACCTGAAGCGTATAATCCACCAAATGTTACTGAGTCTGTTGTTCCAACAGCCTGACCAATTGTTATTGCTCCAGTTCCACTATTGTATGATACACCACTAGAACCACTAAAATGTGCACGTACTTCGGAGGCAGAAGGTCCGGTATACGTAAGTTTTCCTAGTGCTGAATCGTATGCAAAAGAGCCGTCTCCTCCAGCATCAACTACGTTAATGTGAGCTCTTACTTCAGAAGCTGAAGGACCAGTATAAGTTAATTTACCAAGGGCAGAATCGTAGGCAAATGAACCATCACCACCAGCATCAACCACATTAATATGGCTTCGCGTTCTTGCTGCGGTAGTGAAAAGATTCGTTGCACCTTCGGTTAAATCATCTGAACTTAATTCTCCTAGAGTGCCGGCTGTAATACCCGCATCGGCTCCAGTACTATCTTGAATTGATAATTTATTACCATCGGCTCTAAGTTTTACACCACCCAAATGTACGGTACCCGATGATAAGTAAATATCTCTAAATTTTAGAGACGATGTACCAATATCGTATGCCGAATCAGTTCCGGGTGTAATGTGTCCATTAACTTCTAACGCCCCTTGGACGTCAAGCCTGTCAGCTGACGGGATCTCTCGAATCGATGATCCCGATATGACTAGTGGAATTCTATCTGCCATTTTTTAATTCCTTTAGTTTCCTTTTTTGTTATTTATACGTTATAGAGAGATAACCACTTCTGCGCTATCTTTATCTAATAATGTTACTGTATTACCAAATCCAATTGGCGCGCCAGTTGCAATAGTTGGTGCTTGTGTAATCGCTAACGACACTTGTGTCACTCCAGCACTATCGTCGAAGTCAAGATTAAATCCAGTTGCTGATGTTCTTGCTCCAACATAAGATGAATCAATAATTGTAGTTACAAAGCTGCGTGTTAAAATTATACCACTTGAATCTGGTAATGTTAAAGTGTGATCAGCAGTATAATTTCCTGGTGATAATAGTTGACTATTTGAATCATCAGAAAATACTATTGACTCATTATTATCAAGGACTATACCTTGAGAATTTAATTTCATTTTAACGCGTTCGAATCCAGATTGCTTAATGATGAATTGCATTTCACCAACTTCAGCATTTGCAGTCGCGTTATTAATAAATGTTGCTATTTTACCATATTGGATACTAGAATCTGCACTATTTCTACCTCTAAACTCGATATTTGCTAATGCATCTGAATCTGCAGGAGATGAACTATTTCTATCAAGTACTATTCTTGGTCCTGCAATTGCGCCACTATCAACTAAAGTAAATGTAAATTCATCACCAGTAAGATCTTGGACTCGGGCATTAACATATGATGAATCTATAAGCGCTATTGTTCTTTCAGAATCAAGCGAGTTTAGCTCGATATATGCAGAATCTATATGCGATTGAATAACTTTACCACCAATTCGAATTATATCAAAATCGGCTGAATCACCAGTAATACTACCATTTAATTCTACACCATATTTTCTAGTTTTTAGAATTAAATTACCAGTAGAGTCGTTTAGTTTTACACCGTCATCTGCTCCAACTTGTAACCAAATTGGATTACCGTTATTCTTTGACGCCAGATAAATGTCTTCTGCTTCAAGATAAATTCCACCATTTGAGTCTTTGATTACGAGATTAGTAGGATTACGATTAATAATTGCATCGTTTTCATTACCAAATGCTAATGATACATTATCACCAAAACCGCGAATTGCAGTTTTAAATGATCCACCATCAGCAGTACTAATGGTATATTCACCAGTTGAAGAATCCCATGTAGTAGATGATATGCTAGCAACCGCAACGGTTCCAATACTATCAATAAATCCAGAAGTATTGACTGTAATTTGTGGAATTAATGTTGCAGATCCGTAAGTACCAGAATCAACAGTTGCTGTTCTTGATATATTACTAACACCACTAACGGTTAAATTAGTTAATGTAGCCGAATCCGCAAGTAGATTTGCGACATTAAGATCAGCTTTTGCAAAACCAGTAGCTGTTCTATCAATAACTGAAGGAGGTTGAGTCGAATCAAATGCAGAATCAACCATCTCATGGAAGAGATAATATTGCTGGTTTGTAGCATCTCTAAAAAGACCAGTATGTCTTCTTTGAGCGTCACGATAATAGTGACCTATAATACCAATATCAAGTAAATCTGTCGCTTCGTTATTATTGGCAAGATGAATAAGTGGATCGTCAACAACCAATGTTGAGGCGCCGACAGTCACAGTATCACCCGCAACTGTTAAGTTACCAGAAACTCTTAGTTCGCCAATTTCTGCTGAGTCAGATGTAAATTGACCAATATGGCCTGCGCCATAATTAATATTTGTGCCAGAAATATTATCAATAACACCAGAATCCGCATCAAAAGAATTTGTTCTTAGAGTATTATTATCAATAACATCAATATGAGCAGAATCAGTAGAAAGTTGACTTATTGTACCTGTTGTAGCATTTATAGTACCATAGTTAAGTGAAGTACCAGATATATTAGTAGCACTTGCTGAATCAATGTGTAATCTTTGGAATCCACCAACTGTTGCTATAAATGAAGAACCATCGGCAGTATTGATAGTTATTTTACCGGTCGCAGAATCAAACGTTGTTCCTGTAACACCAGCAACTGTAACTGTTCCGGCAGAATCTATCTGACCTTTTGCATTAATTGTGAGTACTGGAATTTGTGTTGTACTACCATATGTTGCGGCAGTAACACCAGTATCTGTAATAGTTAATTGATGAGTAGCCGAATCATATGTAAGACCGCCAGATGCACTTATTGTTGCACTTAAATCAGAATCAAAATTAGCAGATGTGTATACATTTTCAACATCAAAACTAAATTGACCAGTTGCGGAATCATATGTTAAATCACCTGCAGCCGAAAAATGCGATCGTACTTCAGATGCGCTAGGTCCAGTATAAGTTAATTTTCCAAGTGCAGAGTCATACGTAAATGATCCATCACCGCCAGCATCGACTACATTAATATGAGCTCTGACTTCACTAGCAGATGGACCAGTATAGGTAAAGTTTCCAGTGGCTGAATCATATGTAAATGAACCATCTCCACCAGCATCGATAGCTTGGAAATGTGCTCTTACTTCTGATGCACTTGGACCAGTATATGTTAATTTACCTAAAGAGGAATCATAAGTAAACGATCCATCGCCACCAGCATCAATTACATTAATATGTGCTCTAACTTCCGCTGCACTAGGACCTATATATGTAAATGCGCCAGTCGAAGAATCATATGAGAAACTTCCATCTCCACCTTGATCTGAAAATGAGAAATAATTTCTAATAGTTTGAGTTGAAGTTGCATCACCAAGAGCAGAATCAAATCTACTTCTTGTATAATAAAGGCTTGTACCTTCTGCAAGATCTGATGTAGTATTAGCATCTAAATTAACGGATGATATCCCACCAGATGAATCTCTAATAACAAATGTACCAGTCTCATCACTAAGTGTTAAATTACCAAGGACAATAGTATCACCTGAAAGATATAATCTACGGAATTTTTTAGTTGGAGAACCAAGATCTATTGAACTATCTACATTTGGAACAATAGAAGTTGTCAGATTACTTAAATCTGATCGGAATAAATTTAAACCTCTTTCAGAGTCAAGCGAATTGGCTTCAACATATGCTGAATCAACAAAATTACGTGTAAGACTTTGACCTGTTATAAATTTAACATAATCTGAATCGATAATAGCTTTTAATTCAGAAGAATCGAGCGATAGTACAATATTATTTGAAGAACTATCACCGTAAGATTTGTCTAAACCGTGTCCTGCTACAAGTTCGCCGGGTTCATATAAATTTGTGGAAGTTTTATTAACAAGTATACTACCAAACTGTCGTCCGGTACCGACAACAACACCAGAGGCCGCTTCGTTAATACTTCTAACGGGGCGACCAACGATTATACGTTTGACGTAAGTCCTTTTTTCTGCCATGTCAGTCCCTTATTTAGTAACTGATGGCGTAACCTGTATCCGGCCTTCAAGGATTCTTTCTACAATAGTTTGATTATCACTATCTACAAAAGAAATTTCTACATCATATACATACTTCCCAGGCTTTAGCGCATCTGTTTGAGAATTAGTTAATGACAAGGTACAAATACCCGCAGTTGATGGCGTCGCAACTATGGTTGAGAATGTCTGTACATCGGCCGAGTCAGTAGAATTATAATTCTTTTTCATCTTTGCTGCTACTGTATGATTTAGCAAAGATTTAGCTGCTCCGGTGTGATCGACTAAATCTAATTGAATAGCCACATCACTACCTTGATCTATAGTAAATTCTTCATATTGCGCCATGAACTACTCCGGTTGAGTTCTTTGTCGGTATTCCTACCCTGCTTACCTTTATTTATACAATTTTAGTTTTTGGGATCTTAGAATCGGCAGAAGAAACACAACTTTTTGTGATACATGGCATTGGTTTAT